CCCCAGCGTTTTTGCTTCGGTTTAAGAGTGATGATTTCCTTTTCTCCGTAGACTTCCATGAAATCAAGGCTTGGCTTATAGCCGCTAACCACTGCACGGTAATTATCAGTCTTATACTCCTTGCTTGTAATCGGTATAATCACCGGAACCGAGTCGCCTTCTACGATTCTGTCGGTAGTGGTATCTACTATTATCGGTAAATATACCGTATCGGTACGCTTTAAGGTCTCCTTTACCGGCATAAGCACGATGTCAACTATAGTGTCCCTCACTCTTATCGTATCTCCTTTTACATAGACAGTCGAAGGATCGTGTGGATTACAACGCATCCACACGACCACGCATACAAGCAGGCAGACTAATATCCAAGGAAGAGATTTCATATGATACTTTCACTTGATGACCAATCCGGACCGGACAATAAAGTATTCAACTCTTCGCCTTCGTAGGTAGGATAAGGATAAATCGGATTTTCCGTTTTTTCTTCTTCATCCAATAATGGCAAGGTCATAATAGACGGGAAAAGAGCTTCGTAATGAACTATTTTCATGATTACCTGAGTACCGTCAACGCTCTTTCGTGGGGTCAGGTGCAGTTCGTCGAGTATCTCTTGCGGTATCGCATTTAGATTCTCTGAGGGGAATACAATGTATTTCATAATTGCTTTTTATAACAAGTCAGTTAATATTGAGTTATCTTAAGTAGTTGACTTACGTTAAATAACGACTCCAGATTCAAAGACATCCTTAAAGTTCATAATCCTAATACCCGAATTGACAGCATAGTCAATTACTTCCTCTAATGACTCAAGGCTGCAATACATCCCCGTTTCTCCATCTTCAATTTTATGATATACCAAAATAAGCCATGCCCCAGAAGATACAGCCCTGTCAATAAGCTGTTTAATCTTGTCTGTACTTGATGACGTGATATTACTGTACGCTCTTATTCGATACAAATCATACGGGGGATAGGTTTCCATCGGTATATAATTCTGAATTGTTCGGCATGCCTTAAAGAATCTTTTCGCAATGTTGACAACTCGATCAGAGTGGAATCCATTTGGATATGCCATATAGTCTCCCTTTCCAAGTCCGTTATCAATAAGTATTTGTTTCGTTTGCTGCATATACGTAGCCAATTCATTATCATCTGACATATCATCAAATGATGATGCTCCGTGACACTCTATATCAGCGTTATATTTATCAACAACTTCTCTAAATCCATTTAAGTTGAGGAATTCACTATCATCGCCATAGCTAAAAGTATCCTTTATTGCAAAGATAGTTCCGCTCAATCCTCTTTCTGCGAGAGCCTTCATAGCAAGAGCTTGTGACTTATAGCCGTCGTCAAATGTAAATGTCACAATACCTTTTTTCAGTCTATTTGACTTAATTCCTACATACTGTACATTAAAATCGCAATTAACTCCACTGATAGATATTCTGTCGATACTCTCTAGATTGACAGAATTTCCATTTTTATACCAATACGCAAGTGATGGTATTGTGTATTCACGCCATGTGCCATATACAGTGTTGACGTTTGCCCGCATTAATTCATAGACATAGTAATTGTTTGGTTCTGTGTTGTTATATATCTTAACCTCTACGCTTTTTTCGCTTGATGCAATGCTATTTATCATCATCTTTAACGATAAAACATTGTCAACAAGGTTAATAGGATTTATCTTAAACACAACATTTCCGTTGTTTATATGCAACGAATGATTCCAAAACAGTTTGTTTGTTGCGTCAATTTCTCCGTTTGACAATTCATACGAATCGCTATGCTGGCAATCGTTTACTATCGTCGTATTCACGTGAGAAAATGGAGAGCAACATATATTAACATCTAATTTTGAAACTTCTTCTTCTAACTTTTCAATCTTGTCGTTTGTCTTATCTGTTAAATTGTTGACAAGCAAAATTGAAACTGTGCATGTTTCAGCAGAAATAACAACACCTCTTGTGTCGTTTGCGCTAAAAAGAATATATCCGTCAAATTCTGAGATATATTCATATTCTGATAATATATCAATTGTATTCTTCAACGTAGTCGCATTGGCGAGATTCTCGCTGTCGAATATTCTTGCTCCCATTTTTGTTGTGCCAGAAGGTACAATGTTTATTTTTTCTCCTACAGAGATTTTCAATGGACCACATACAACATTATACCTGCTATCCTTGATACCGGTTCCATACTCATACACTCCATTATAGAAATCCTTACCAGTAATCCTCCGCGTTCCGTCCACTTTGAGGCTTAACTCCTCAAAATTCCCATCTATCCCTTGCGCAATGACTCCCCATGATTTTTCGGAGTCTTTTGCTATGTCAAATATCTTTTCCATATTATTCGTTTTTAATTAATGTTTCATTATTTATTAAAGTATCGTTACCTAACATTGTCAAGTAGCTGGAGATAACTATGCTGATCTTCTGAGGAGATTTGGTGACGTTACCTGTTATCTCATAGGTTCCATTGTCTCCAGAGATGGATATGTCGCTGATGGCGTTGGATGACACACCGACCAGTTTATCAGAAGCATTTGACAAGGTTATAGTGATAGTTACTGTGCTACCTTCGGCAATGTATCTCCCTGGATTAACTGAGTAGGAGACCGAGGAGTAAGGGACATTACTCTTGATAACCGGTCTGAACTCAACCATGTCTGGATAAAGAGTGCCTGCCTTAAACTTTCTCAGTTGTCTCTCCAACAGGAACTCGGAGAGGCTGTAGGGGAAGAGCATGAGAGACCATAATGCTAATTTAGCAAATCTAGTATCGTTGTCTCTATATGTACCAAGCCATAATTTATCACTATCTACAAATGTTGGTATAATATTTATGTATTGACCATTATTTATATACTTAGACTGATAAAAAATTCTTCTTATTGTATCATCTGTATTAATTATATTTCTACCTCCGAAAGAATAAGAAATTTTTTCTCCATTATTGGATATAGTATTAAACATAAAAGCTCCATTGTTCTGTGATTCAGCTTTAGATAATACAGCAGCATCACCATTAGAGCCGATATTTATCCTAGTTCTTTCATAATCGGCAGCAACCGTATAGTCCTTCAAAACAGGGAGACCGGTTACCTTGCCGAAGTCGTTAATTCCGTCTAGGCTGAGAGCGTGTTCGATGGTAGGGAGGACTTCGATAGTAACATTTACATTTTTTACTACATCAGGAATATTCGCTGATTTTCTAATAAAACTTAATCCTATGTAAGAATTAGTTTCAGTTAAACTTCCGTCACTAGCAAACGATTTAGGCAATTCATAAATTCCATCAGAAGTAATATTAGTAACATTCCTAACTTCTACATCTGATGATTTTAAATAATAATAAACTAAGTAAAATTTATCATAGTCTAATCCAGTTACTTTAAGTTTAAAAGATGGTATATCTTTATTATCACTAGTTAACTCTCCATTCCTTTTTATATAACTATAAAATAAAGAACTACTAATTTTAATTTGTGTAATATTATACTTATCAGCACTACTAGTATAAATATAATATTTATCATCTTCTTTAGTACCTTGAGCATGCCAAGTTTTATTAGCACCAAACACAACCGGATAGCTATTGATGCCACTCTCTCCTTCCCAGCCGATATTATTTAACTGGATGTTGTGACCGTTTATGAAGTCAATCAACTGATCGTTGAACTCTGCGTGGTTCTCGTTAGTGATGCCCTGCTTCTTGATGTTGTAGTATAATTGAGGCTTGATGATCTGTCCTGGACGGTCTAGATTATAGTAAGCTATAACTTGGTTGATTTCGTCTGTAGTCAGGACTTTGTTGGCGATGAAGCCTCCTGCGTAGGCAACGCTAGATAACTCTTTTAACTCTCCGTAATAGTTCTTATAACCACAGACCGAAAATACTCCGTTAAGAGCAATACCCTCGTTATTTCTAACGGCAATATAATCGTCCTTATCTCCCAGTATATTGTTTATGACAGCATGAGTTGTACCATCAAAAGTATACCCATATATGCCTGTTTTCCCAATATCAGAGACCCTATTTCTAAGATAACCTCTAGTATTAGGAGTATCATAATAAACAATTTGATTATTTAGCCCTTTATTACTTTCACTTCCGGGAATCTGTGATATCTGATGGATAATACTCACCACCGTAATCTCATTACTGCCCTCCAACATCTCAGATACAGGCTTGACGGACTCGATTATGTCGTCTACTCCGTCTGTACATAGCCAGCCTTCGAAGTCGGGGAGTTGCTCGATAGTAACAGAACCGCCGGCGGATGTTGAGAATCCAATATTAATAGGTTCTGTGCCATTAAATAATGTATTCTTAGATTCAGGCAAATCATACACTCCATCAGAAGTAATAGCAATTGAAGTTCTGATAGCCGTATTGGTCTCACTAACATAAAAGTATCTTAATTCGCTAGTTAAATTAGTAACTTTTATTTTAAAAGCAGGAGTATCCGGATAACTAGAAGAATCTTCAATGGTTTTATAGATAATCATATGACCTATAATGCCATGATTTGTAGCAGATAGTTTATTATGTGTTCTAACAACTTCTACAGAGGCAGGAACAGTTTGATAAGTAGTAAAATCAGTTCCATACAGCCCATATCCACTGCCCTCTGCAAATCCGAAGTTCAGCAGGCGCATGTCGTTCCCGTTGCCGGACAAGTCCTTCAAGATTGCCCGGTCGGGGTCGTCGTTGGACTTGCCCCAGGTGGAGATGGCCATCTTGACGTGCTTGAGCAAGTCGGGGTCGATGTAGGGACGGGCGGAACCGGAAGAAGCTCCCGGAACTCCTAAGCGTATCGCATTCATGCGAATAGGATCAAGCCCTATCGCATCAAGCTTAATTGGATTTAATCCTATTGCGTCCATTATTCTTCCGATTCAAAGATAGAAGCCTTTACCGGTTCTGTTTCACATTCGATTTTGAGATATTGTCCGGGGATACAACCGACAATCGGACGAGCAAAGTCTTTTGTGTAGTTTCTGCTGTCCACTGAAGAGTATTTCTGTCCATCATAGCTTATATACACCCAAAGCTTACCGCCTTTTTCAAATGTAATCTGCAATCCTACTTCCGCAGAATTTATCTGAACGGCATTGCTTACATAGTTCTTCTCACCCTTCGTAAAGGTTATAGATGTTTCTTTCATGATTATTCCTCCTCTTATTATGATTCAAATTTGATATCGTTAACTCTGTTCAGCCATCCGCGTTTGAACTTGTTGTTTGCGGGACGCTTCCGGCAGATATCTTCTATAAAATCGAAGCGGGCAATCTTGATACGATCAAATAACTCGCGTGGATTCTTAGAATTAACTGCCGCTATAGTTTTTGGTCCGACAATTCCGTCCGGCATTACACCAACCAATTCCTGCGGAATCTTGATACCATGAATACCGGAGGCCCATATCCAATCACATACTATCTCTGCTATACTTTGACTTTTTATTTCATCAGCTCTCCACCTATCCCAATAAAACATTTTTAAAACGCTTTTCCAGTCATCATATGACAAATTCATTAGTCTTTCAGATGTAGGTCTTGGATAGCCTTTTTTGCGACAAAACTCTTCATAAGTAGCCATTGTGACACCTACCATAGTTTGTCCTCCTGAATCATCGGGGTCATCGGCCCATCCTGTTTTTCTTGCTCTTTGAAAAAAAGATTCGTTTGTCTCGTTGTTTTTCTTAATTATACCAGCTTCCCATTTTATAAGAAATGGTATGAAATGTTCAATATTAGCCATATTATGCATACCTCCATTTAAATCCATAAGCCGTTTTTCTATAATCCCTGCATGCTTTTGACACCGTAGATGGATCTAGCCCCAAGGTCCTGCATGCTTCATTTAAAGAAATCCACTCTTTTACGATTCCAAAGAATTGATCTAATTGGAAAACTCTTTTATTTTTAGGACTTTTCATGCGTAGATTTCTCATCTTTTGCTTCTCTATAAAATGTAGATTGTTGCAATTTTCCTTATGAGTGACATATCTCAGATTGTCTACCCTATCATCATTTCGATTTGCATTGATGTGATCCACTTCCAATCCACCCTCTTTACATAAAAAAGCCCCTGCGACCAATAATGCTACTCTGTACGTTCGTCCTATTCCATCTTTGCATAAACTCACCTGTCTATACCCGTCTTTATTAATAAATGGGGATATTTTACACCCTTTCCGATGTAAAATTTTACCATTTTTACGAATAAAGCATCTGTCTACAGAACGAACGTTTCCATAATTACTTACCATATAAAATCCTTCATACCCACTTATGTCTTTCCATTCTTCAATAAACGGTGCCAATTTCTTCACATCTGCCATATATGTTTCCTCCTATAAAATTAATGTTAATACTCCCAACGCCAAACCTCCGCAATCACAGATAATATCCTTGATGGAAAACTCGCTTTTCTTACAATACTTGTCGTATATTTCCTTCAGAATAAAGATCGCAACGGTTATAGCGACCGCTAACCATAGCGGAATATATTTTGATAGCCACATAACCAAATTCTGGCATACTATAATGTGGACCATGCCGTCTATGCCTATCATGGATAGAAGCTTGCCGGCTAGTG